TTCATGGACGTGGCGCCAGCCACAAGAAGGCCCAGGCGCTCCGCGACGTACTAACTCCAGAGATCTATGCCAGGAGCTACGAGCGCGTGCTCCAGGTGCTGCAGAACAAGCTGACTGCCGACGAGGTCAGCAGGCTCGTAGCCGAGCTGTCTGGTAACCTGCTCAGTAAGGAAGAGGCCAGCGACCAGCTGGAGCTGTTTGCCCGCTTGTTCAGGAAGTACGGCGACAGCAAGATCAACAGCTCGAGTGGCCAGATGGAACTTCGGTTGCCAGAACTGCACCGACCATCGGTGACCGTTGGGTACGCCAACGGTGAGTGGGTCATGAACCCACACGGTGGCAGCAAAAAGCGCGTCAAGAGCCTCAACGACCTAGCCAAACCGGTAGAGAACCACCTAAAAATAGAAAACGGGCAGCTTGCAACGCTGGTCGAGCTGCGTGACCTGCTAAAGGATACGGCATTTGCGGTCCGATTGGATCAACACACCAGCAGCCACCTTCATATCAAAGTTGGCAACAACAAAATTACGGTCAACGCCAGGAAGACGCTGACCAAGCCGACGACGCTCCTGGTGTTCATGCTTGATCACGCGTACAAGATGGACGTGATCTACGATGGCACCAGTCCAGCTGAGGCGGTTAAAGCGCTAGAGGCCAGGTTTCCGACGGCCTAAGCGCTTCGTACTCCGCCGAGGTGGGCGCAACAGCCCACCACTCCTTATTTCCTTGCTAAGGGGGAGGAGTTTTTTGATGCTGTTAAGGTGCGAGCACTGCTACGTCCCTCTTCCTTATTTTTGTGCTTAGCCTAGAGTTGCCGTTTTTAGATGTGGGAGGTTCCTCCTAATCGTTGTACGTATTCTCTTTTTGATCCCGCTGTGTTGTTTTTATGGGGCATTATTTACGTAACTTCGAATAACATCGCAACAAAAGCTAAATACGTGGTATGTAAAATTACCACGTTAACCATGGCTAAGAACCCAGGGCTCAAACGAGCTCACACCCTCGACGAGTTCACACCGGATAATATTGTTGAGCTGCAACGGTGCATACACGATCCGATCTACTTCATGGAGAAATACGTCAAGGTACAGGATCCCGTAAAGGGACCAGTTCCATTCATCTTGTACGACTACCAGAAGGAGATGATTCGGTCTATCCACGAGCAGCGCTCCAGTATCCTGCTGGCTCCACGTCAGACAGGTAAGACGACCTGTGTTGCCATCTACATGTTGTGGTACGCGACCTTCCACAAGGCCAAGCGTTGCATCATTGCATCCAAGGCGCTGGCCCACGCGGTGGAGATCCAGTCACGTATCAAGTTCGCCTACGAGGAGCTGCCGTCTTGGTTGAAGGCTGGTTCAGTGTTCTGGAACCGGACATCGATCGAGTTTGATAACAAGTCGGTCATCATTTGTGAGGCCACATCTGAAAAAACTGGACGGGGCTCGTCACCATCAATTCTGTTCATTGACGAGATTGCCTTCATTTCTCGTCGAATTCAAGATGAGATGTGGAGCTCTCTTACTCCGTCACTGTCCACCGGTGGTAAATTTATCATTAGCTCGACTCCAAACGGGGACTCTGACCTGTTTGCCACGCTGTGGCGTGGGGCAATTGCCGGCCAGAACGGTTTTGCACCCGTTCGCGTGTACTGGGACCAGCACCCACATCGTGGTGAGGAATATCTACGCGAGATGACAGCGAAGATCGGTGAGCTCAAGGTTCGCCAGGAGATCTTCTGTGAGTTTCTATCTTCAGATGCTCTGTTGATCAACTCCATGCGGCTGATCCAGCTGGCAGCCAAGACCCCGCTGTACGAGAGCCTTGGCTTCAAGTTCTGGGTGCCGGAGGAGGAGCTCGGCGGCCGCGGTAAGTTCTACCTAGTCTCCTGCGACCCGGCCACTGGTTCTGGTCAGGACAACAGCATTATTGAGGTCTTCGAGTTCCCCGGCCTGCGCCAGGTCGCCGAGTTCAAGACGGACGAGATCAAGATCCCGCTGCTCTACGCCAAGCTCAAGTGGATCGTAGAGAAGCTGGGTGCCCGCACCAACACCGGTCGGGCCGAGGTGCTGTGGACGTTCGAGCGCAACGGCATCGGTGAGGCCTTGGCCGCCTTATACCTCAACGACGAGCGCCAGCCTGATGCGGAACTATATTGCGACCATCCAGAGAAACAGGGCATCTACACCACCGGCAAGAACAAGATCCTGGCCTGTCTGCAGCTGAAGGCCCTGTTAGAGAAGGGCGACGAGCACATGCTGATTCGCTCGGCCCAGCTGATCGAGGAGCTGAAGATGTTCGTCGCCAAGGGCGGTGGCTACGAGGCGAAGAGCGGTGGGTCCGATGACGCGGTCATGGCGACGGTCGGCATCATGCGCCTGCTCAAGCGCCTGGGCGACTACGACGAGCGCGCGTTTCAGCAGGTGCACGAGTACGTCAACCCGGACAGCGTCGGTGAGTCGGACGAACCGATGCCGTTTGCAGTCGTACTGTAAACAAACTGCCAAGCAGGCCAAAACATTCTCGTTCTACGCTGGCAGCGCGGTATAGTCCGCGTCTATGAGCATCGTTGTTTACTACCTTGATCTGGCCGACGGCCAGCCCCGCGCCCAGCGCTACACCGACCTCCAGCTGACTGGGGCCTTGGCGGAAGCCGAGCGGCTCCGTCGCATGGGCCACACGCACGTGTCCATCTCCTCCGATATGAGCAACTGCGTCACCAAGCCGGGCGTTGACAGCGTCATTGATGGTAAGACCCCCGACGGCCACGTGTACGGCTGGAAGAAACGCCGCATCTAATAGGAGATGCGCCATGCGCCTCGTCATGTGCTACACCGTTGGTGACTGCTGCACGTACTCGTGTGACGTGGTGCTGCCAGTCGAATACTCGTCGGCCGAACAGGCCATTGTGGACCTCGAGCAGCTGTGTCGAGCGGCCTGGACTGCCTTCCGTGCCGACTGTCTTCGCTCGGACGGCATGTTCAACTTCGCCGGCCACAACCTGTACGTATCGAACTTCTACATTGACGACGAGCTGTACCTGCCGGAATTTTTTACCATCGATGAGTGGTTCACGCACTCAGCACGGGTATAGTTCACCCGTTTCCAACCCCCACCTCCAGATCTTCCATGACCTACTTCCTGAAGCAACCGGCCGGTATCTTCCTGCGCTCCGATGAGGAGCTGCTGAGTGTCGGCAAGGACCTGCCTGTTGGTAACTACGGTGTCAATGTCACCCCCACCGGTGAGTTCTACCTCAAGCAGGTTGACGCGTTCACCCGCCCCAGTCGCATCTACGGCAGCATGGGCACGACGGCTGATCGCATCATGCGTACGTTTAGCGACCGAACCGCCTCAACCGGCGTGCTGCTGTCGGGTGAGCAGGGTTCCGGCAAGACCCAGCTGGCCAAGGAGCTGTCAATCCGGGCAGCGCTGTTGGTGTCGATCCCGGCCTGTGGCGCCACCTTCAACCAATTCATCCAGCAGATCACCACGCCGGCAGTTGTGATCATCGACGAGTTTGAGAAGCTGTACGACAGCGATGATCAGCAGAAGCTGCTGACGTTGCTGGACGGCACCTATCCCACAAAGAAGCTGTTCGTGTTGACCTGCAACAACATGTACCGAATTGATCAGCACATGTTGAACCGACCTGGCCGCTTGTTCTATCACCTTCGGTATAAAGGCCTAGAGGAGCGGTTCATTCGTGAGTACTGTGCTGACCGCCTAGATGCCAAGGAGCATACCGATGGCATCGTAAAGCTGTCACACGCCTTCAACGCCTTCAACTTTGACATGCTGAAGGCGCTGGTCGAGGAGATGAATCGCTTCCGGCTGACGGCTCGCGACGCCCTGAGCATGATGAACATCTCGCCTGACCACGGCGACGATGAGAACTTCTTTATCACGCTGGAGTTCGACGGTAACGCGGTGCCAACGCGCTGCCATCGCTCGGTAGTAGAATGCAACCCGCTGCAGCCGTTCTCAACTTATCACGACTGGGACTATGCCACCGTGGTCACTAACGACGATAGCGTTCCTGACGCCCAGCTCTGCGCCCCACCGAGCGCTTCGAGCCTGAAGCGCAAACCGGTCAAGGGGGCGGCAACCAGCGGTTGGCAGGCTGAGCTTCAACAGCTGCCCAACGAGATCGACTGGTCACCAGCTGAGCTGGTGGAGATGCGGATAGGCGGCAGCTTCGTCTTCCAGAAGGGCAAGCTGCGCATGACGTTGGTACGCAAGCAGCAGACAGCGTTCAGCTACCAGCAGCTGGCGTTCTGATTGATCTGAATTGAGCGGCTGCAACGCCGCAGCCTAAAATCTCCCGTTGGCACCTAAGCTGCCATGCAGCCGGTTCCCGTTTGGCGAGCCGGCTGCTACAATGGTGGCACTACCAACCAGCTGGACCGCTGCCATGACCTTCGATCAGTACCTCGCCCACTTCAAGACAACCTCGCTGTGGGCCAAGATGGCCTCTACCGTTGAGGCCTCTCCTTGGCATCGGGAAGCGAGCGTTGCCGTCCATGCCGAGATGACACTTGACGAACACGCCTGTCTGAGCCACATTGATCCGTCCTCTGAGCGCTATCGCCTGTGTCAGATCGCGCTGCTCATGCACGACATTGGCAAGCCCGCTGCTGAGGAAACGCTGGAGAAGAAGGACGGCTCCGGCACGTACCGCCGCTACGCCGGCCACGAGCTGCTGTCCGCCAACTACTTCATGCAGCAGTGTCTGCTGGACGAGAAGCTGCGCGAGCTCCTAGAGCCGCTTGGTGGTGTCGAGGCAGCTCGCAAGATCAAGTGGCTAATCGAGCACCACCTGCCCTTCAGCATGAAGGACACGACCAAGCGCGAGCAGCTGTACCAGGCGACAGTCCGCACCCTCGGTGACGTCAACACCCTGTTTGATCACCTGCGGGCCGACTGCCACGGCCGCATCTCCGACGACCACGACACCAAGAAGCAGGCCGTCGAGGACTGGATCACCAGCTTCGCCGCGCTGGAGCCAACCTGCCGCTGGCAGGTTCCGGTCAACGAGCTGCGTGGCTACCTGCTGCTCGGTCCGTCGGCTTCCGGCAAGACCACGTGGGCCAACAAGAAGCGGGCCGAGCTCGGTGGCGGCATCACCCTGTCGCTGGACGACCTGCGCCTGGAGTACGTCTTCGGTACCACCATGCCGGCAGGTGACCCCAAGGAGGCCTACGCCAAGGCCTGGAAGCTGTGTTCCGAGCAGGAGGGCACGTTCAACGCGTTCGTCCAGCAGGCCCTGAAGGCGCGCATGCAGACAGCCAAGACCAACAAGCTGCCGGTGTTCGTCGACACGGCAATCTCGTCGGTGCGCAAGCGTGCCCAGTTCGTGCAGCTGCTCCGTGCCCACGGCTACCACATCACGGCGGTGGAGTTCTGGAACCCGCTAGACGTGGTGCTGGATCGCCAGTACGCCCGGCCTGACAAGCAGGTGCCAGCTGGCAGCGTGGTCAAGCAGTGGGAGAACGCCACGTGCGCCTGGTTGGGCCGTGAGTGCGACGCTGTGGAAGTGGTAGCTGGGTAAGTTTTGTATCTCGCTATAAATAGGTAACATGCACCTGCCACAGGAACCAACCATGAAATTCTCCAAGCTGTTCGAAATCGCCCACGGCCGCTACACCGGAGCCGAGGACCCCGACGCGGTAGCATTCGTCCGCGCCAACCCCAACCCCACCCCTGACGAGCTGGCCCAGTTTCTGCATGACAAGGGTAGCGAGATTCTTCGCAAGCCGGCGCCAACGGATGGCGTCAGGGCCGTCACGGCCGTGCTCAATTATCGTCTGGACCACGACGCGCCGACCGATGACGCCGCGATAAATCTGTACATGCTCATCTCGTTCAGTCGTTATGTAGCTGACGGGCACATGCCGAGCGTCCAGAGCATGATTAGCTCGGCTCTGGCCTCGCACGACAAGCACGAAAAACGTGAAGCTGCTAAGGCAGTAGAAGCTAAAGCCAAGGCAGCAGAAGCTGCCAAGAACGCCCCAGCGCCTCGCAGCCAGGCTGAGTTGGATGCCGAGCACGCGGAGAACGAAGCCGAGATCGCGAGCATCAGAGCCCAGCTCGCCGCCATGCGAACAGCGCGCGCTGCTAAGAAGCAATAACACGCCCTTCAACCTTCTTGAATCCAGAACGGGAACCTACGGGTTCCCGTTCTGCTTCTAAGATCACTCCATCGCATCAACTGATGCGCGGGTTTCGCTAAATAGCTTGCCAGCCAACCGGTTGGCGCCGTTTAGTGTTTAGTGACTTTGAATTCAAGGAGTTTGAAAATGATGCAACAAAAGAAGCGTTCCCTGGCCGACCTGCAGGCCGCGTTTGACACCAAGGCCTCCGGCGGCTTCAACGCCGATTGGGCCAAGTACTTCCAGTTCTGGAAGGCTCCAGTAGACACCACCTCCACCGTTCGCTTTCTCCCCGATAAGGACGAGAACAACACGATGTCGTTCCTGGTTGAGAACCTCACCCACGAGCTGATCGTTAACGGCAAGAAGGAGACCGTGGCTTGCCTCGAGATGTACGGCGAGAAGTGCCCCATCTGCGAGCTCTCACGCAAGTACTACGATGAGAAGAGCCCGGACCACAACCCGGTGCTGGGCAAGAAGTACTACCGCAAGAAGAGCTACATTGGGCAGGTCCTGGTGGTCAGCTCCCCGATCGAGTACGACCAGGAGCGCCTGGTGCACCTGATCGACTTTGGCCCGGCCGTCTTCAAGGCCATCCAGGCGGCCTTCAAGTCCGGTGACCTCGATGAGGTGCCGTACGAGCTGAAGGGCGGCTACAACTTCCGGATCAACAAGACGAAGAGCGGTGAGTTCGCCAACTACAGCACGTCCGGCTTCGCGCCGAAGCAGTCCGACGTGGCCGACGACGTCATCGAGGCGATCGAGCTCAACGACCTGAAGCAGTTCCGCACCAAGAAGACCGATGCGGCTGCCATGCGTGCCATGCTTGAAGCTGATCAGACCGGTGCCTCGGCCATCGCTCCGGCCCAACACAGCGAGGAAGATGCGCCAGCTCGCCCGACCCCGCCTACTGGCCGTGTTGCTACTGAGGCCACTGCGCCGACGCAGACCGCCGATGGCGAGCGCAAGCTGTCCGTCTTCGAACGTCTCAAGCTGCGCGAGAAACAGCTGTCGGAACAGAACCAGTAACCTGGTCCCGCGATGCAGGGGACAGCACCGCTCTGCGTGGCTGTCCCCTTTCAACTTTTGAAAAAGGAGAACACCATGGGACTACCATTCCTGGACAAGTTCAAGAAGGACGTGGCCAAGCTGGACACCGTCGCCGTTGGCATCAAGACCACTGAGGCCTGGCTGTCTACCGGCAACTACGCCCTCAATCGCGCCCTGTCAGGCGACTTCACCAAGGGCATCCCGCTCAGCAAGCTCAGCCTGATGGCCGGTCCATCCGGCAGCGGCAAGAGCTTCATCGCCAGTAACGTTGCCCTGCAGGCCCAGCGAGAGGGCTATCACGTCCTGTACCTGGACAGCGAACACGCCATCGACGTTGACTACCTCCGCAAAATCGGGGTTAACGTTGACCCTGACGCGTTGACCTACATCTCGGTGGCCACCATCGAGGACGTCAACAGCGTGCTGTCGGAGTTCTTTAGCGGCTACATGAAGGCATACGGCAAGGATAGCGAGACAGCACCGAAGACGCTCATTGTGCTCGACAGCCTGGCCATGCTAAGCTCCAGCACTGAGATGGAGAACTACGACAAGGGTGGCGTCATCAAGGGCGACCAGGGTCAGCTGGCCAAACGTCGCAAGGCGATGCTGCGTATGACCGTTGGCCACATTGGCCGCTTACCAATTGCCATGCTGTTGACGGACCACGTCTATCCACAGGACATCATGCTTGGCGATGGCTCTTGGGCTATTACAAACAGCACCAAGTTCTCGTGCTCCATCATCGGTCTTGTTACCAAGCTGAAGCTGAAGGACGAGGGCGAGATCACTGGCGTACGCATGCGCTTCGAGACCTACAAGTCCCGCTTCGCCAAGCTGGGCACCAAGGTCGAGCTGGAGGTGCCGTATAACAAGGGCATGAGCCCGTTCACCGGCCTGCTTGACATGCTGGAGGCGCTGGGTGTCATCGCCAAGGGCACGCAGGCAGGCGAGAAGCTGTCGTGGGTCAGCGAGTGGGTCGATCCGACCACCGGCGAGATCCACCGTACGGTCTTCAAGGAGAGAGACCTGACGGACGAGATCGCCCGTGAGCTGCTCAAACACCCGGCCTGTCAGCCGATGATGGCTCGCACCGAGCGGAGGACTGAACATGGCACAACAGCGCACGATCGTTATCGAGGTTGTCGATAATGGATTCATCATCTCACACGGCGCGGAACCGATTAACCCGGCCCGCGAGATCTGTGTCAACGAGGCTAAGCTGCTGCGGCGGCTGAAGGAGCTGCTTGCCCAAAAGCAAACTGGCTCCAAGCTGTTGACCGAGGACTGAATTGACGTGATGGTCGGGAGGGTAGCCCCCTCCCGGCTACAATCCTTCTATGCCCTATGTTCTCAATCTTTCAGAAGCCGCCAAGAGCAGCGACGACGTCCTGACGGTGCTGGCCCAGCAGCTGCCTAGGTTCGAGCTTAAGATCGCTCAGGCTGCCCCGGTCTTCCAACTTGAAGGCCAGCGTCTTGAGCACGTGGCTCGTACCCTGCCACACCACCAGGCTGAGTACGACCAGCTGCTGCGCGAGGCAAAGGCCCTGTACGCCTGGCTCGAGGTCTGGCAGGGCAAGCTGGAGGCCAAGCACCTCAAGAACTACCATCGAGGCAGCCGCGCCATGACGGCCAAGGAGCTCGGCACCTTCATCGCCGGTGAGCCCGACATGGTCGAGCACAGCGAGATCATGATCGATGTCGCCCTGGTGCGTGACAAGCTGGACGCCATCGTCGAAGCTATCCGCCAGCTCGGCTGGATGCTGTCACATATTACCAAACTACGAGTAGCGGAGCTGCAAGATGTCTTACTTTGATTTCATGGCCAAGGCCACCTC